TCGGCGCGGGGCCGTGTGGTATCAAGCAGGTATCGAATGGGTATTAAGCAAAAAATTAGCATGTGTTAGTCTGGGTGGTGCGGGTATTTGGTCATCACGTTGGCGCGTTGCCGCGCAGATGATTAGAGTAAGTCAGAATAGAGTTCTCCGTTAACCTGAGTGATAACAAGATCTCCAAACGAAGCGGCTGTAGGTGGTACAGCAGATGTAACAACAATCGTTGCCCCTTCTCTAAGAATTCTAACAACAAGATTATATACGACGACAATGGATGTTGAACCTCCATTGGATACACCCTGATCACCATCATTGTTATACGCAACAACTCTCTCACAATTGGTGGTAGCCCATGCTCCAATTGCAACTGCCGTTGAATTACCGAGGACGGACCAATTGATGAGATAATAACCGCTATTAAGCGTTGGCGGAAAGATGATGCTGTTGTTGGTGATAGTGCAGCCAAGATTAGAATATCGCTGGATGTTACGTCCAGTTCCAAATGGTGCCAAATTGGATGGAGATACCAACTGAATCTTATCAGTATTGATAGAGTACCCAAGCTGGTTATTTTGAACAGACTTGCAGAAGGTTATGTCGTACGAAACCCATAACTGACCCATTCCAGTGTAATCTGCAGGAGAATTGTATGTAGCTATCTGAAACGTAGCAAGATCGTAAAGTCTGATGTCGGTTCCGGCTTTAATATCGCCAGACCTGACATAGTAAAGTTTTTGGGCTTGATCTGTTGGTGCGCATTCAATAGCGTGCATGATGTTCTCAGATGGTTTGCCGGAGTTGGCAAACATTGATCCCAGCATCTGAGGGGCATTGACAAACGGAGCATCAGCAGAATTATAGTCCGAAGCAAGTATAATCTGTCCAAGTCCGAGGTTAGACGTATCAGCAATAGCATCAGAAGATGTTGATACGAACTGAAACACCATACCATTCACACGGTACTGGTCGTAATTGTTGGCTATATTGCTGAGCCAAGGGAAGACCTCACTCAAACCGGGATTAATGGGAAAAGAGAGATTGGTAAAGTCTTGTGTAGCAGCCAAACTGCAAATGTATTCTCTCTTGCGAACCCGAATAGTATCCTCACCGAATGAAGGTACAACCCTATCAGGATAGAGCAGTGAATTCTCATGAACTGTATAGTCACCAGTTCCAGTAATCTTTGAAAGGAGACTACCAGCCTTTTGGCCAAGATACTTGCCAAGTGGAGATCCGATCTGTCCACCAATACCTGGTGCGACCATGTTGCCGATCATTCCACCCATGTGTCCGCCAAGATACTTGCCGGCTCGGGCGAAGGTGCCCTTTGGAATGGTGTATCGGCCTCTACCTCTCATATAGACTCGACCAGGAGTTCGAGGCAAGCGGATAGAATAAGCGCCGCGCCCGTAAAGACGAGGCTTACGAGCATATGAAGATTTGTTCGCAGAACGTGTATAAAGTTTTCGTGGCATTTGAACGTAAATGTTAAATGAGTCGTACGTAAGTCTAACTAAGTTATACTTAAGGCAGGATAATGACTGGTGCAAATAATTAATTAATTATTTAGAGACTAATATATGCAAACATATATATAGACCAAACGGACCAGTTGGACCAGTCGGACCAGTTGCAATGCCTAGGAAGTCAGCAATTACCAAAACTATCGCTAAAGTCGATCAGAAGGAGCTTGAAGATGCATTGAATGCAAAACTTGCCAGTAAGCAAGGTCAAGCCGAACCAGAAACTTTGGCTAGAGGTAATACTGAATCTCTAGCCAAAAAGGAGAGAAACTGGTGCTTTACTTGGAATAATTACACACAATCTGACATAGACACACTGCTGGACCAGTTGGACCAGACCAGTTGCAGGTATAAGTTTCAAGAAGAGCTGGGTCAGAACGGTACTCCGCACCTCCAAGGGATTATTGCATACAAGAGCAAAATATCATTCAACTCCGTAAAAGGGTTAATGCCTAAGGCTCACATAGAGAAATGCATCAATCTTAAGGCAAGCGTTAAGTACTGCTGCAAAGAGGCTACAAGAAACGGCAAGGTATACTCAAAGGGGTTTGATGACGATGACAACAATGATAGCAAGGAGAAAGCATACAAATATGAAGACAAGTATGAACGACAAAGCCCATTCAAGTCAGGGCTAAAGCCCAGACCATGGCAACAAGAATGCATCGATATCATTCATACTGTACCTGACCCGAGGAAGGTGTATTGGTACGTCGATAAGAACGGCAATGCAGGAAAGTCAACAGTTGTTGATCACTTCCTCTGCGAATACAAGGGGCATGTTGCGTGCGTAGAAGGAAGAGGTGCAGACATCAAGAACCTGATATGCGAATTCGTGAAGAACAAACATAATGGCTTACTGAAGCTCGTCGTTATCGATGTGCCAAGAACCTTCGAACGAAACATATCGTATGATGCTATCGAATGCATAAAGAATGGGCACTTTATGAACACTAAGTATGAGACATCAGTATGTCTATTCCCCACTCCACACGTCATTGTGTTTAGCAATTTCGAGCCTGACTACAACGCAATGAGTATGGACAGGTGGGACGTCATCGAACTAGAGACACCAGAAAGACAACCAGTAACAGAACCGAGGAAGAGAAAGGTAAATGGTGGAGATGGACCAGTATTGCCGGCCAATCAAGTTGAACCAGTCGGACCAATCGAACCAAGAGACAACATCACAGGAGACTTCGATGCAAACAACATATTAAGCAGATATGGTATCGAGTCAGACATTGATGACTACAGTTCATCAGATGAATGACATGTTAGCAGAGATAGATCACTAAGCATGCGTAATGCATATATTAATTTTTTATCGAGCTTGAGTTGATTAGCCCTGCGGGCGGCCAGGTCGCTGCGCTCCGGCCATGACGCCTACGCTACGGCTAAAGCCTTCGCTACGCTGCGCTCGGCGCGGGGCCGTGTGGTATCAAGCAGGTATCGAATGGGTATTAAGCAAAAAATTAGCATGTGTTAGTCTGGGTGGTGCGGGTATTTGGTCATCACGTTGGCGCGTTGCCGCGCAGATG